GGTTTTGGGTCAGTGGGTGGACGGCTGGAGTGCCATCGAGTGTGATTGTAGCAGAAGGGGGCCGGTGTGTGTAAGGTGTGAAAACGCCCCATGCCGGAAAGGGCACGGGGCGGAACACCAACATCACTATAGGAGTGTAACAGCGTGACGAACCAGGCGAAAGAGCTGCTCGCATTTGTGCGGGCTTTGCCGCAGGGATATGCGTATGCCCCCATTTATGTGAAGGGGGCGACGCTGCCGGGTGGCCAGGTGAGCAAGGGCAAGGCACCGCTGGGGCGCTCGCTCCACCATGTGATGGGGCCGGCGGACGTGGCTCTGCAGATCGAGCGGCAGCCGGAGACGTTCCAGGCGGTGGGCATGTTCACCGGGCCCAGGAGTAAGGGGCTGGTGATTTTGGACGTGGACGCCAATCTCAGCAAGCTGCGCCAGAAGTGGGGCGAGTCGCTGGATGGTGCTCCGGTGGTGACGAGCACCAAGGCGAATGCGGCCAAGTTTCTGTTCTTGGTGCCGGAAGAGCACTGGAACGAGGTCAAGGGGATCTCGCTGAGTGCTACTGGGGTGGGATATGAGGTGCTGTGGGGGCGCCAGGGGCTTCTGTACGGGGCTTATCCGGGTTCTACCAATGGGAAGGGCGCGGAGGGCGTGTACGGCTTTGAGGGCGATCTGGAGGCCATTCCGGTGGCTCCTGATTGGCTGATTGCTGAGATGCGGGATGCGGCGACCCAGTCGGAGCCGGCGGTGAATGGCTTCCTGAAGAACAGGAAGGCGCTGGATTTTTCGGATCGCACGACGGATGAGGTGGCGGAGATTGCTCAGGACTGTTTGCGGGTGATTCCGCATATGGGGTCGGGCAGCCGGGACCAGTGGATTCAGATCGGGATGGCGCTGCATGATGCGCTGCCGAACGAGCTGGGACTGACGCTGTGGAGTGCTTGGAGTGCGGATGACCCGGAGTATGCGGACGAGTGGAAGGAGGGGAATCCCTGTGAGGCGGCGTGGAGCAGCTTTAAGCGGGGTGGGGGGATCCGGTTTAACTCGCTGATCTGGATGGCGGACCAGCAGGATCCGACGAGGCGGCGATTTTCGGACGCCAGCCGGGATGCGGTTGCGAAGGCGGAGTTCCGTTCGGTTCAGGAGACGCGGCAGCACGTTCTGACCTTTGAGGAGGCGATGGAGCGCATGACTGAGGTCATGGAGCTGCCCGATCCAGGCAAGAGGAACTACCTGCTGAATCAGTTGGCCTTGAATGCTGGGTACCGGGATCAGGCCAAGTTGGAGCAGGTCTATGTGGATCACGTTGGCTTCACTGAAAACCCTGGGGAGATCACTGGTGACAAGTTGCACGAGTTTGCTGTGAGGCGGGAGTACCTGATTCCTGATCTGCTGCCGACGCCGGCGGTGGTTGTGGTGTATGGCGCTGGCGGGGATGGGAAGTCGATGTCGTGCTGGACACTGGCCAAGCATGTGCTGACCGGGCAGCCGTTTGTGGTGCGCGGTAAGCCGATGCCGATCGAGCCCGGTGGGGTGGTGATCCTGAATGGAGACCAGCCGCTGTCGGATCTGCAGGAGCAGTTGGAGGAGGCGGATTTTCCGCTGGATGACCGGACCTTGATTCGGGGGGAGTGGTCGCTCCAGTACTACGCGCAGTTTGTGGAGCTGATGAAGCGGCGCCGGCCGAAGCTGGTGATTATCGACTCGCTGATTGGCTGCTCGGGCGGCAAGGCGTTCGACGAGAACAAGTCGGAGTTTGCGATGCCGCTGTACTGGTTGACCCGGAACAACGGGGTGCTGTATCCGGCGACGACCATCCTCATCATTCACCACGCGAACAAGCAGGGTGGGTTCAGGGGCACCAGCGCCATTCGGGATGCGGTGAACGAGACGTGGAGCCTGAAGAAGCCTGAGGGGCGGGATCTGGAGCGGCTGGGGCAGCGTTCCAGGGTCATCACCATTGAGAAGTCGCGGTGCGGGCGGGGTGGCACTCAGCTGCTGATGCAGCAGGAGGACGACCTGAGCTTCAGCATTCGGGATTTCACGCCCGAGGTGGATGCCAGTGATGCGACGCCGGCGAGCCACAGTGATCGAGTGCTGCAGAGGTTGCGTACGGTGTTTCCCCGGACGTTGACCCGGCAGGACCTAGACACCGACAAGTTGGTGGGGGGCAAGGTGGCCGCTACTAAGAAGGCGCTCCAGCGGCTGGTGAAGCGAGGTTTGATCGAGGTTGCAGAGCAGGCGGCTGGGGCAGGTTGTCCTCCGATCCATTTGTATCGTGCTGTACTTTCTTCTACCTCTTCTTCGTGTGCGCGCGGAGAGATCCAAAACGTGTCTCCTAGAGAGGAAAACGCTTCTGCTGGAACGGAAGTGGATGGAGACACTCCTTGTCCCCAAGAGGAGGGTGTCCCCAAGCCAAACGTCAAACCGCTGGGTCGGGGACACATTGCTGAAGGAGACACCCCCTGTCTCCAAGCAGATCCCAGTGGTGGAGCGGAAAGTGGCCTTAGGGGACACTCTGGGGAATATCCCCGCGCGAGGGCAGAGCTGGATAAGCTCGACGATGAGGCCGCCTCGTTCTGGAAAGAGTGATGACACGCGCCGTTCCGCCTCGCAAACCAGTGGTGATGTTCTCCACCGGTGAGCTGATGGTTGAGAACGCCTTGGCGCTGGTGCGGCTGACTTGGTACAAGCAAGGTCGGCCGCGCTGGGTCGAGGAGTTCTGCATCTGGAACACCCCTGAGGGCTACTCGGTCGTCGAGCTAGCCCTTCGGGAAGCCGTGGAGCAGGGCGTTGACGTCCTCGTTATCGCCGCAGACGAGCCAGAGGCATTTGGCCTCAGCGAATGTTAAGTAATGCGACTGGCTGGTGGCCGCCATCAGTTCTAGACTGTTAGGGTAACCGCAGTTACAAGGCCGTCATGGCTACCACCACCATCACACCCGCCCCAGTGGCACCCAGCGGCACCATGTCGCTGTTTACCGCGCTCAGCTCTGTGCAATACGCGCAGCGGCTGGCGCAGCATCACATCAATGTCCTGCAGGACATGGCGATTGAGGCTCCCTACGATGCGTTCCACCTGGAGCGGCTGAAGCAGCTTGAGCACTGGATCGTTGAGCAGATCGAGGCGGCGAGCCGCGTCGTGCTTGAGGAGGCAGGCAAATGAGTCAAGTTCTTGAAATCAACGACCTCCGGTTTGATGGCGACTTACTTGTGGTTGAGGCTGTGGTTGACGATGCGGTACTTGTCCGCAAGCAAAGCGATCTCGACCCGCCCGAGTGGGGGCCTGCCCTGTGCCGAGGCACCTGGCACATGGACGATGAAGCGCTGATCCCTGCGACCGACGCAGAGTTCATGGTTGTCCTGTCGGACAACATTACGGACTGGGCACCTGTGGACCTTTCTGACCTGTACGACGATGAGTGACATGGTGAATCGCCCCGCGCACTACACGGTGGGACGCCAGTTTGAAGTGATTGAGGTGCTGGAAGACGCTGTGCGTCGGGCGCCCGATCCAGTGCTTGGGGCGCTCCAGTGGCAGGTGCTCAAGTACCTAGAGCGCATGTGGGACAAGGACAACCCACAGCAAGACGCACAGAAAGCCATGTGGTATCTAATGCGGCTTATCGACAAACTAGAGGCGCAGCGATGACTAACCCCGTAACACCACCGCCTGAACTGGTAGGGCGATGGTTTAGAGAAGCTCAGCGCGACGACGCTCCAGATGTTGTGTGTTGGATGCAGGCAACTGCTAATCGCGCCGCCCAATGGGGCGCCGACCAGGAGCTGGAGGCGTGCTGTGAACTGCTCACCAAGGACTGGGGGAGCGGTCACGGTGAACGTCTGCGCAGGTTTCGCCGCCCCAAGCCGCCGAGCTTGAAAGAACGGGCACAGCAAGCATTGGGCAGATTTGACTGCAACGCCCACACGACCGCCAGCGAAATGGTGACTGACTTTGCCCTGATCCGATCTGCTTTGGACGCTCTGCCCGATGACTGACGTGCTACCCTATTAGGGTAACCGCCTTACTTGGCATGAGGATCAATTTTGGGGTCGAGCATCTGAGCCTGCTGGAGGATGCCGATCTAGTGGCGTTCGACTGTGAGACGACGGGGCTGCAACCTGTCAATGGCGGGATGCGGCTCCTGCAGTTCTGCGCCGAGGGCGAGTTTCCGGTGGTGATCGACTGCTGGGAGCTGGACAGCGAGGGTTGGCTGGAGCTGGATCGGTTCTTCGCACGAAAGCGGCGCTGGCTTGCCCATAACGCGGTATTTGATCTGGGCTGGCTCCAGGAGCACGACCTGTATCCCGAGGGGCAGGTCTACTGCTCCATGCTGGGCAGCCGCATTCTCACCAATGGACTGCCCAACCTGCGCCACGGCCTGCAGTTTGTCGTGAAGCGCTACCTGAACTTGGAGATGTCCAAGGAGGAGCAGAAAAGCGACTGGAGCGGTGACCTTCGCAAGGAGCAGCTGGAGTACGCGGCGACCGATGTCAAGTTGCTGCTTGATTTGTGGGAACCGCTCTGGCAGCGCATGGCCACTGGGGCGCTCGCACAAGCTTGGGCGCTGGAGTGCGCCGCATTGCCGGCGATGGCACAGCTTTGGCGCACCGGGCTGCCGTTTAACAAGGAGATGCTGGAGCAGCTTCGCAATGATCTGGAAGCGGACAACCAGCGCATGGGCGCCGAGTTTGTTGTGGCGCTCGACGAGGCGCTGCCAGCGCCGCACAAGTTGCCTCGGGATCCTGACGGTGAGCTGAATCTCAGGCCGAAGGCCACTGGCACGGTGCGGGGCGGCGACAAGCGGCCGGCCGGGTTCAACATCAACTCGCCGCACCAGCTTAAAGAGGTGTTCACAGCGCTGCTGGGGCAGACGCCGGTGGATGCGGACGGCAAGCCGTCGTGCAGTCGGGCGGCGCTGCGGGAGTATGCGGCCGACCACGAGATTGTGGTGCAGTATCTGCGCTGGAAGCGCGTTGAGAAGCGTCGCCAGATGGTGGAGTCGCTGCTCAAGCACCAAGATGCGGACGGGTTTATCCGCGCCAGCTATTTGCAGCTCGGAGCCGACACGGGCCGCATGTCGTGCATGTCTCCTAACCTGCAGCAATGCCCACGGGATCCTGAGTTCCGCGACTGCGTTCGTTCGCCCGAGGGCTGGAGCTTGGTGGTGGCGGACTACGCCCAGATGGAACTGCGGCTGGCGGCAGCGGAGGCAAACGACGCGCTGATGAAGCAGGCGTTCCAGCAGGGAGAAGACCTTCACACCGTGACCGCTCGGGCGATTTACGGGGACGCGTTTGATTTGGCCGAGGACGGCACTCGGAAGCAGATGCGCCAGATCAGTAAGAGCGCGAACTTCGGCCTGCTGTATGGCTCGGGTGCTAAGGGGCTGCGCTCCTACGCCGGTGCCATGGGCATCCAGATGACGCTGGATGAGGCGGCGGAGATTCGGGACAAGTTCCACGCGGCGTACACCGGGGTGAACGAGTGGCAGAAGGCTGCGGCGGCCAAGGCGCAGAATTCTGGGAAGGACGCAGCGGTGCGGATGCGGGTGTCAAACATGCGGCGCTTCCTGCCTGGTGAGCAAAACAAGCTCACCACCCGCTGCAACACGGTGATCCAGGGCGCCGGCGCGGCGGTGCTGAAGCTGACCCTCGGGCGGCTGTGGCCGAAGGTTCACGCCGCCGGCGAAAAGGAAGTGCGAATCGCCGGAGCGATTCACGACGAACTGATTCTGCTGGTGCGGGATGACCGCGTGGAGCACTGGGTTGCGATGCTGCAGGACGTGATGGAGAAGGCGGAGGCTTTGTGGTTGGGCGACATTCCGGCTTCGGCGGACGCGCACCATGGCAAGTCGTGGTCGGAGGCTAAGGGGTAACTTAAAAACAATTAAGTAACCTCGTCGTCGGGCTGCAGCTGCTGAAGTACCTGCCAGACATTTGTGTAAGTCGCTCCAGTGCGGATGTGGTGGATGGCGCTGCGGGTGATGCCGTAGCGCTCCGCCAGCACGGCACTGGATTCGGGGCTGAGCATGATGAGGGCGGCCTGGCGGTCGGTCAGGCTGCGCTGTTCGTAGCAGGCACGGCCTTTGACACTGGGCCGTTCCAGTGGCGGAAAGGCGGCGGTTTCGGTGCTGGAAAAGCGGTGGTCGCAGGCGCTGCAGTGGTGGCGGCGCCAGCGGTTGCCACTGGCGCGGCGGCAGGTTTGGATTGTTACGACTTCTGGCGAGCCGCAGGCGGGGCAAGACCTCATGCGGCTAAACTAACAGGGAAGAAAGAAAGCCATGCTCGACGTTTACACAGCGACGCTTCGCAACCGCCACGGCAAGTTGGAGACGGTTGCCCTAGTAGGGAACCAGCGGGCTGACATTCTCTATGCTGTGACGGAGCTGTTCCCGGATTGCGATGTCGTCCGAGTCAGAAAAGACGACCAGTGGGACGCCC